AAAAATTAACTTCCTCTTCCAAAGCTAGTCGTGGACTTATTTTCTTTAAAAATAGGCATCCGTGGGTCGCTTTGGCGCATAAGATTATTGTCTACAGCTTCCGTTTGAGCTTGTGTTTGTCTATCATAATATGCATTACGCTGACCGATAAACTCTTGCGGAGTCTTGCAAAGTAATAATCCGCCAATTTCGATGTGGTCTTTAAATTTACCTTCTCCACTGGCTAACAGTCTGAATTTGGGTTGTTCTTCAACAGTCACAGGCTCCCAACCTTCTCTCAATTTTGATGAGATATTACGGGGGTCAGCATTGTTTAATGTCGAAACACGAATCCAACGATACGCAAAACCAGCCTCTTTGTCAGGCTCAGGAAGAAGTTCAGCAGGCATCCACTGTTTAGGACGTTCACTTAATTCTCTGGTTTTTACTTCACGAGATACTCTTGCGTCACTCATTTTATCGCTCCAATTTTTTTGCTTCTACTGCATATTGTTCAGGGGTTAAACCTAATCTTTTTGCTAAGTTAAGTTCACTTTGTTTTAGACGTATTCTTTGGGAAGAAGTACTTCTTGTTGCAGGTGCCACTACTGTTGAAGATTTTTTTACTGGTTCTGGCGACACAGCTTCTTCTTCAAAGTTTTCAGGGAACCTTCTGCGTATTGTCTTGTCCAATTCCGCATAATACCTGTCAGAGCCAGGTACAACACCGCTATTCTTCAGTTTTTCATGCAAACCGTAAGCTGTCGCAGTCATTTCCTCGTCCTGCCCAAACCATGAATTACGTTCTTGCCACGCAATTGCTTTATTGTCGGGTGGAGGAGGTTGTTGTACGCTCCTTTGTTGTATTTGTACCTCATTTTCCCTTTCTTGTAAAGGGGTAATACGAAAATTTTGTGTTTCTCGTACTTTCATGGACGCATTATTGAGTAAATGTTGTGCTTCTGTCATAGCATCTACGTCACCAGACTCATACGCCTCTTTATAAGAACGTTTTGCCATCTGTAATTCAAGATTTGCAGAGTGTTGGATAGTATCTACATACGATTTTTCTCCTCTTTCTACAATTTGCTTGAATTTATTACGTTCAGCAAGTAATTGCTGTGCCAATTCAATAGCTTCATTGTGTTCACGCACTGCTTGTTCTTTAGCTCTGCGTTCATCATGCATTGCCTTCTTCATTTGACTGAATTTTGAACGAACATCTTCCGTATATTGGGTTAATTCGTCTTTTTCTAGCTCTTCAATCTTTTCTTTTGACATTGGAGGTCTACGATTCCTGTCTTCAGGAGGCGTATCATCTTCAATTTCAATTTCAATTTCAATATTGTCTTTTGGATTGGTTATTACTACTGAATTATCATTCTCCATTTCATCGGGGAACTTGAATTCGTCTTTTTCAAATTTGTCATTTTCCATTTTTTTTTCCTTTATGCACGAGTAATTCCACGAGGGTCGTCAACAATCGCCTCGACAGAATCATCATTAATTAACCGAAACTCTCTACCGTGAATTTTTAACCGTGTTCCTGAATTAGGACGAGCTAAAATAAAATCACCCTCTTTGCACCACGGACCATTTGGGAATCGTTGTTTGTCTTGATAACAATCAGGTCCTAATTTGATAACAAAAAAGACAGTAGAAAGAACTTCTTCATAATGAAGCGTAGTGTCTGACTTTAAAATTCCGCTGTCATAGGTTTTTTCTGCATCGGGAATAGCTACTAATATGCGGTAGCCCATGGGGTTTGGCAATTGCTTTGCCTTTTCTTCGGGTTCCTTTTGCAGGACTCCGACTACTTCTGGATTATTGGGGTTTGCACCAATTAAAATTTCCATTGTTTCTCCAAGTTGTTTAAACGGTTAGTCGCTGTCGGACGTTTCCATTCGTTTTTTGAGGTCTACAATTACTGCACATGCGGACTCAAGACCTCGAATTTGTCCACATACATACCGATATTCTTCTATTGTTGGGATGTTGCCTTGACCTAAACTTTTTGTAAGATAGTCAATACGTCCCAAATACTCATCAAGAAGAAATTCTAAATTTTTATCCATCAATCACCTTCCATTGGTTGTTCTTGTTGTTGCATACGTTTTGTTTCTTCAGTAGTCGCATGTTTCATGCCTTCATGTATCATGTTTTGTTTTTGAGACTTACGCTCATGTTCTAAACTTGCTACATGTTTTAATGCATCTATTTTTACTTCTCCGCTGTTTTGATGTAACTCGGCAAGTTTTGATGCGGCATTGATTTGCATTTGCTTTTCTTTAGTTTGTGCAATTAACTGTTGAGTTTGCATAGCTGAATCATGTTGTGATTGAATTCGCAGTTGTTCAACTTGTAACTGTTGTTGTTTAATTTGAATTTCTGCTTGATTGTTTTGTTGTTTCATTTGCAACTCTGCTTGTTTAAGTTGCATTTCTTGTTGTTGTAACTGTACTAATGGGTCTTTTTGTTTCATTGTATTTTGTTGCTGTTGTACTTCAGCTATATTGTTATGCAATAAACGCTGTGCGGCTTGTGCCAACATTGGAGCCAATTGCGCTTCAACTTGTGGGTCCATATGAGCATCTTCACCTGCTTCATCCTTTTGAGGAGGTAGGGAAAACCCTAGTTGCTGTTCAATTTGTACTCTATATTCAAAACCTAAATGTTCATTAATATGTGCCATCATTGCCGCTTGTAACTGCGGTGCCATTGGATTATTTTGTAATAACATTAAAATCTTAGGGTCTTGCATCGCCGCCATATGCACTTCAATGTGTGCTGGATGTTTTTGATAAGCAAAAGCTTTAACAGGTTTACCCATTAATACGTTTTGATTTTCAGTAATTGGGTCAACAGGTTTTTGGTCTTCCTCTAAAGGAATTAACTTATTGGCATGTTTAACACCAAGTACTTCTAACATTTGACGATGAAGCAATGGCATGTTGTATAACTGTGGAGCTTGACTGGCTAACTGTAAAACTGCTTGATGTTGTACAATTTTTTGTGCCATCGTTGAAGCATTAGGGTCGCTGACAGGAATAACATCACAGCATTCATAGTCTTCTTTTTTAACTTTTCTACTGCCTTCTTCAGGCTCATAATCATAATCTACACAGTTTTCTGCAATAATTTCTTTTAATAATTCAAACTCTTGTTGCATTGAATAATAAATACGAGCTTGAATAGCAGACGTTGTTTTGAGAGTGCGTTCCAAAATAGCCATCGTTGTCCCAACAGGGGCTTGACTAGACATATCTGAAATTTTTAAATCACCCGAACTTGCAAAAGCTCTTGCCTCGGCAATAATCTTGTCAAGCAATCCTGCTAAAACAAGACTTGGTTCTTTGTATGGCAACGGTAAAATGTTGTCTTTAATAGCTCCGCTTGGTACATCTACGTCACGGAATTCACCCGGTGCTATAGGTGTATCGTCACCTTTAACACGGAGTCCACGAGTTTTAAAGCCTCCCGGCAAATTGGACAATGTTCCTGCATCCACAAGTTGACGGGTAATAGAAGTGCCAGACTTTGCATAAGCGCCAAGAAGATGAATAAGTCCAAAACAATAAAAACCAAAACCTGGTATATATCCATAGTGGACAAAATGCTGTCTTTTTTGTTGAGTGTCATCGTCTTCCTTCCAATTTCTACGAATGGCAAGTATAGTTGATGTACCTTTTTCAATGGTAACAATGTACGGTAGTTTAATGCCTGTTTCATTACCGTCCTCATCCATGTCTTCATAGCCAAGCAAATCTAAATCCACCATCATTTCTAAAACTTTGTAACGACTATCCATCGTTGCTCTAAATCCTAGCTTTTCAGCAATTTTCTTTTCAACTTCATCTAAATCAGTAGCAGGTTCGTCAAGTTCAATATCCCGATAAAATCCTGCTACTTGCAATCTGCGTAGTTCATTTTCTGTTTTACGCATTGTATGAGTAACACGCTCGGCAGTCTGAAGGCTACTTGCTCCATAAGGAACAACAATATCTTCCGCAGGAACATAAGCCGAAACTTGACGGTTTAAATGGGGGTCAAAGTACACCTTTTTAAATGCATTACCTGAAAGACCTAATCCCCATAACATGCGTTCATGTTCAGGACGGTATTCTTTCATTCTGTCCATTAATTGATAATTCATATCGTCTTGAACACGGTTTGCTGACTCTTTTTTAGCAGTTGTTTCTTTTCCAATAATTTGTGTTCTAACAGGTCCTTGGGCAGGAAATGTTGCCATCATGGTTTCTGCTTGGAATTTAACTAATGCTTCTGCAAGGATAGGATGGTAAATACCACAAGCACCTTCCCATGGTTCAGAACGTTCTTCAATTTTTAAACCCAAGAGTTCCAAACCATCTACGTAGGTTTGCATCCAATCTTTACGGGAATCCAAGTCATCTTGGTAATCACTTAATAATTCTTGGGCAAGTAGTTGTAATTCGCTGTCGCTAATTTCTTCAGCAAGATTGCCATCAAAACTGATAGCAGGGCTTTCTGTTTGCTCTTCAAAACTACCCTCATCAGGCAAATCAATTTCAATTTCAATGTCAAGCTCAGGCTCCATCATTAAGCTTTCAATACCCATTGGTGCTTGTGAAAGAGATTTTTCTATTGCCATATCGTGTCCTTAGTAGTATGAAACCTTGCGTTTAAACTGTTGAACCTCTTCTGGCTCATCGCTGTTTAAACGAATAAATCCGCCTTGCCTAAATCTTAACAGAGCCTGACTAGTTGAGTCCACTATATCGTCATGGTCGCCATTGGGAAAACTAGCGCATTCTTCTACCACTTCTTCTGCCCATCGTGTATCAGGACACCATACAAAACCCGACCTAAACAAATCAGATACAGCGTTTACACGGGCTATTTTATCACTTCCTTTGCTTGGCGTATACTCCTGTAAAGGAATTCCCATTCTTCTCATCTCATAGATTAAGGGGGCTCCTGCTGCCTTTTTTTCAATAATCAAGGTGTCGGGATTCCATTCTTTGTAAAGCTCAAACGCTTTTTGTTTGAGCTCAGGAAACTCCATCCTTGCCTTAAAACAATCCAACAAGATAATATTGGACTGTTCCATGCCTGTTTCGTCTGCGTTTTGAAAGATTCCCCAAGTTGTACATACAGAATAGTCAGCCCTGTTATTCTTTTCAAAGGCGGTGTCCCATGACTGAATAAGGTAATCGCAAAATGGGGGGGTATCGGTTTCCCAAATTTTCCAATACTCCCGTTTAATAATGGCACCTTCTTCTGAGGTAGGGTTCTGTTGGTACTGTGCTTCCCATTTACTAACAGGAATTTCTGCTTTAATGGCTTCTAGCTCTTCCCTACTCCAAAATTGGGGCCATTGTGGAACTCCCGAAGGCATTAATGCAGGCAATTGAATAACCTCCCATTCATTACTGCCATCCCTTTTTAGGGAATTATCAATAATCTGCCCTGTTAAATCTTTTTTTGACCAACGGGTCATTACAATAATAATAGAACCACCCGGTTGTAAACGCTGACGAGGACCTGATGAAAACCATTCATACACCCTGTCGTACACTTCAGGGTTTCCTTGCATAGCTTCCTGTTCGGAATGTGGGTCATCAATAATCAGAACGTCAGCACCCTTACCTGTTACAGCACCACCAACACCAATTGCAAAATAATCACCGCCTGCGTGGGTATTCCATCGTCCCGCTGCCTTGGAATCACTTGATAGCTTTGTGTCAAATACATCTTGGTACTGCATGGTATTAACAAGGTTACG